CAGGGAGCCTGTTTCCGCTCGGTAGAGCGATGTGACACAGCGTATTTCTACTACCACGCCTGGGTACCACCCCTAAACAGCCAAGTTCGACGCTCTGGTAAACGCCTCTTCCTTGCACTATATACATTGGACCGCTAAATCCTTTGTAGCTTATGTATACACTATAACATCTTTTATAGTTATGTCAACCAGAAAAATACATTTTTTTTAAAAAAATGTCATTTATTTTTTTGATGTGGTGCTGTCTGATTAGTTGCTTGTAGCACCAAAGGGTATAGTTACTCATACACTCCTCCTATTTAAAGGGTTAAAGTGCGTTCCTTCGCAATATGCTACTTCCGGCCGTTGGGCTGAACGTAATATTATTTATCATTGAAAACCCGCCGAAGCGGGTTATTTGTAGTCTTGCGTTCTACTTGTTCATTACATACATTGTAACTTCAAATCCAAAACGCATTTCTGTAAAAGTTGGTGTTGTCCACATATGCTTTCTCCTTTCACTTATTATTTAAACACAAATAAAAGCAAAAGTCATACGTATAATCATTAAAAGGTCATAAAAAAAGGGCAGTGTTGCCACTGCCCTTTAATTTTGTTATACTACTAAGTAGATCTTAGCTGAATGAAACGTTACCGTTATCAATTCCAACAAGACCTAAGTAGTCAGCCGCGTTACCAAGTGAAGACGCAGTGTTTGACAACTCAACATAACCATAACGTGTCATAAATGATACGACTGGCTCGAATGATGATGGGTCAAGTACTGTTCCTGAGCTCATTAGCGGAATGTATGGGCAATAGAACGCTGCCGCATCTGATTCGCTTGAACCTTTGTAACCGATCAATACTGGTGCATTGTCTGCTGAGTAAGTATTAACGTATACTTTCATTGCGTTGTTTAAAGTACCAACCATCTTAGTGTTAGTAGGTGCTTCAAATGTACCTTCAGTTGTACGAGCGAACGCTGAAGTAGTTGCTGACTGAAGAATTGTTAGCGCGAATGGCGAAACAACTGCCCAGTTACCAGCACCACGTCTTGTACGCTGTGCAATTAAGTTACTTACGCGGTTGATTTGAACTGCCAATGCGGCATGCTCGTCACCAACGAAAGTAGCTGTACCACTTACAGCCGCTTGGTCGTAAGTTTCAGCCGCTGTACCAGCAAGTGTTTGCAATGAAGCAAGTACTTCCTGATCAATTTCAGCAGTAATTTCTTGAGCAAGAGCAGCCATGATTTCTGCTTCAACATCAATACCGTGCATTGACTGAGCATCTTGTGCCGCTTCAAATGTCCAACGAGCACTCAACTTACGAGTTTTCGCTTCGACAGTTTGTTTCAAGATTTGAATTGACATTCTGTTACCAGCTTGTCCTTCAAGTGATGCAGTTGCATCTGCTTTACCGCTTGCGTTACCTGAATACGCTTCAGCAATTTTGAATGGGCTTAGAGCCTCTTCACCTGCTGTAGCACCATTTGCTGTGTCGCTGTAACGAACACGTAGCGTATGGATCTGGCCCACAGGACCAGTCATTGGCTGTACGCCTACCAACTCGTTAGCAATAACTGTTGGCATTACACGTCTGATCACTGGAAGGATCACACGATTTAGTGTTGCAACATTACCGGCAGAAGTAGCACCTGCGGTTGCACTCTCTGACAAATACTTGCGTGTATTTTCAAGAGTTGTTTCCATTACCGCTTTTTTGTTACCTTGTAGGCCTTCAACAAGTGCTTGCTTAGTGTCCTGCCAGCGGCTTTCTAATAGTTCTGACATTTTGGTTTTCTCCTATATTTTATAAACCTGCTAATCGACGAAGCTCAACTACGTTTTCGTCTTTTGCGTTTTTTTCTGTGACACTTGCGTCACGATTGCCTGTTACTTCTTTTGCCTCTGATAGTATTGCCTTCTGCTTGGCTGGACCCTTACCGTCAATAACTGCCGGTAGATATTTGTCAAACGCAGATTGTAGTCTGCTTGTTTGTACTGATTCCAGTAAGTCTGTCATAATATCTTTTTGTTCCTTTGATAAAGGATCAATTAGACTATTAATTGTTTCTTTGCGCTCAACTGATTCAATCAACTTCTGCTTTTCAGCTTCTTTTGATTCTGCTATTTTCTTAGCTTTTTCAGCAAGTACTTTTGCTTCTGATAGTTGTTTTTCTTTAATGTCAACAACTTTCATTAGCTTCGCTACTTCTGATTTCTCATTTAAGTAGCTGTTTGCATATTCGTTGCTAAATGCTTCAAATAGTCTGCGACCAAAGTCGTTTTGACGAGCTGATTCGATATCTTCTTTCAGTGAGCTAATTTCTCTGTTAAGAGACTTGCTAACTGTTTCTGATACTGCTTCAGCACTGCGCTTAATGAAGTTCTTTTGAACTTCAGCAAATTTAGTTTTTGCTTCTCTGATAAGTCTAACTTTAGTTTCAGCTAAGTCTTTCTTATCTTCATAGAACTCTGCAATTTCTTTCGATAGTGCTTCCACAACAAATTCTTCAAGTTTAGCAAATTTATTTGCCATATCTTTCTGATCGTTGTGTAATTCTGAAACTTCTTCGCTTAATTGCTTAGTAACAAATTTCTGTAGTAACTTTGCATTTTCACGCATTGCTACTGCATATTTCGCTTTTGCTTCTGCAAGCTGTTTGCGATCATCTGCAAACTCAGCAATTTCTTCTGCAAGACGCTCGGAAAGCATAGTGTCAATTGCTTCAACCATAGTTTTTTTATCGTGCTCGTATTTTTGTGCAAATTCTTCACGAAGTTCAGCAGTTACCTGCTGTTTGTTTTCTTTGATTTTAGCATTCCAAGCTTCTTCAATTTCAGAACGCACTTCTTCGGAAACTACATCGTTTTCAAAAAGTGTTTTTAGTGCATCCAACATGTTTATCTCTCCTTTTATTGGAGTCTACTGATTATATTAATCAGCGATTCTTTTAAATATTTTTGTGCCTTTGCGTCTTCTTTAGTCGCCTGTGCTAATTCGTATGCCTTATACCCACCACGAGTATTCATTAGATGCTCGTAAATAGGCGTAGGATACGCCCCCGGAGCACTTGGTTGAGCAACGACATCAACGGTGATAATTTCAAAATCTGAAACTTCACCGCTGCCGTCCTCTTTAACATTACCGCTACCTCTTGAAGAGACGCCTAATTTAACACCACTTTGTATCATAGTGCTAACTAATTGCCCCATTGGGGTAGGTAAAATTTTTAACTTGCCGTAGCCGTTTGGGCCATCCATCCACATTTCTGTAATCATATGGCTTACACGATCTAAGTTAATGTTAAGTCCTTCTGGATGATCCACTTCGCCGAGAACACTATAACCTCCGCTTACTTGATCGTTGAGAGTTTTGACAGCCCTACCAATTTCATTTACAGGATATACACGTTGGTTTGCATTACGCACACCGCCTTGTATGCAAATACCTTTCATAAAAAGGTCTTTGCCACCTGTAGCATTATCGGTAGACTCTACGACCATTCCTGCTTGGTCAAATGTCAAATGCTCTCGTAAGAAATTATTCATCCTTTAGTCCTTACTTAGCGCGAGTGCTTACATTATTAAGTGTGCTACCTGCGCCTTTATCTGCAGATTCTGGCTTACCTTTTTTCTCAGCGCCATGTCCTGCTGGCTGGTTCTTCATCGACTTCGATGCTTTACCGCCTGGTACATTTACGTTACCAGCATTATCTTCTTTTGTTGAAGGTTGTGATAGTCCGCCTTGTGTACCGCCACTGCCTCCGTCTGCACCTTGTGCAATATTGGAAGCTGTACCGCCCATGTCGTTAGCGCCTGCTACTGCTGACTTTGTGCTTTTATCGCCATCGTCACCCATTGAAGCATTTACTTTTTCGACATATTCTCTCATTGTTTCGCTTACAGATTTTTCAGCTTTTTTATCTGTGCTTTTATCTGCTTTTGGATCTGCAACTTTCTTTTCGTCTTTCTTTTTAGGATCAACTTTTTCTTTTGCTTCAAACGCAAATGACTCATCTTCTGATTCTTCATCATCGCCTTCGTCATCCATGTCCATGTCCATGTCCATGTCGTCGCCGCCTTCGTCGTCGCCGCCTTCTTTATCCATTAGCTCAGCAAATTCTTGTTGTAATTGGTCTAAAGCATCTTCAAGGTCTTCAATACGATCTTCTACGTCACCTTCGTCGCCGTCCATGTCATCCATGTCGTCGCCGCCCATGTCCATATCTAAATCGTCGCCTGCATCTCCGCCCATCATAGGATCTTCGTCACCCATGTCCATTGGATCTGCTTCAACTTCAAACTCATCAAGATCAAAGTCTTCTTCTAAGTCGTCATCGTCTGACTCATCAACTTCGTCTTCGTCTTCTTTTACTTTAGCTGGCTTTTTAGCCATTGCTGGAGGTGCTTTTTTACCTTTTACACCAGTTGCTTTTCCGCCAGTAGCATCGCCCACTTCGCCTTCGTCTTCGCCGTCAGCATTTTTTTGTGGTTTACCGTCGCTACCGCGTGTTCCATCATCTGGACCAGCTTCATCAATATCTTCATCTTCCTCTTCAGCAAGTAGATTTTCGTAAATATCACGTGATTTTTCTACCACGATTTCGTGGAAAAGCTCTTCAGCGCCTTCCTTGTCTTCGTTAACAAGACGCTCGAGCATTTCTTCAAATTTGGTTAGATCTGCCATTTTTTTCTCCTATAAATGTTTTACCTATGGTAAGGCTGTCAATATTATTTAGTTATATGAAGAAAATATGCGTAGATATAGGCTATTTTTACGCCGTTTTGATAATTTATGTACAAAGATTAAACATTTGTTTAAATTCTTTGATTGTAATATGTTTTAAATTACTAAATTTATTTAGTTCCGGAGGAATAATGTTATCTGGTAATATTACTCTATAAAATGTAATTTGTGGATTAGTTTTAAGTATTGTTGTAGTTTGTCTTAGCCAATTTCCGTAATAAGTAGCGCCATCGTTTTGCTTTTTATAGTTAGGTGATCCGGCATATATGTTGTTAACTTTCTTTAAATTGTCGCCTGTTCCTGCATAATCAAAGCCTAAAATAAAGATTTTTTTGTAACTTGGTAAGTGTTGTGTTGCTAAAAATAGTGCTGTTGGACCTGAACTCCAGCCTTTAGATGGCTTAAAATAGTTCAAACCTTCAATATTTTTATAGGCTTTATTAAGGTTAGTCCACACATTTTTGTTCTTTTTTTGGTAGTTTTTACCTGTAATTTCTAATATCATTTTAACATCTACAGCTACCAAATAGTCAGGATCCATCTCTCGATATATAGCATTACATCCGTAAACTTTGCCAAATTCTTTTAATTGTTCTGGATCTATACCTTTACGTGATAGACCATTTCCTAAAACAAAACCGTATGTTTTGTTCGTATGATCATTTACAAGATTAGGCGTATAAGACTCTAACGCTTTTTGTCTTCTACGTTCTGCTAATAATGTTTGTATTTGTTGTTTTGTGTATTTAGACTTGTCTAACTTTGGCACTACACCATTCCCGCTTCTGCTTGAGCCGCTATTCCATACATTTGTCTAACAAACTCAAGTTCGTTTTGTTTTTCTCTATTATGAAGTTCTGCGGCTTTGCGAGCGCGGTTAATTTGTCTTAAAGACAAACGTGTTTTTCGTGTATCACTAAGGTCTACAACACTATCGTCGTAAACTGGATCGTAGCGATCATCTTCTGCAGGCAGAAGTGTTTCTTTATCGTAATAAAAAAGCTCTCTTAGTATCATGTAAGTATTTATCTTATATCACTTGATCTGTTGTTGGAGGTGCTGTTCCTCCAGCATCGCCGCCTGTTGCTGTTTCTGGAGGTGTTCCTTCTCCTCCGTCAACTCCGCCTTCACCGGCAGGTACTTCTTCTTCACCGGCAGCTAAGTCTGATCCCATTCCTGCTGAACTTATTCCAACGCCTCTCATTTCTGCGGCAGCGTCAGCTGAATTAGGTTCTATATCTTCGTCGTTTTCTTCTCGCCACAGTCTTTCGTTTTCTGCAATTTCTTCTGCACTCATTCCTAAGAATCGTTTTAATGCAAATCTATTTGATACGTAAGGTATTGCACTCATTTGAGTAAATGTTGGTACACGAGCATTGTCAAGTTCTGATTGTCTATAAGCCGCAAAGTTTTGCGGAGGTTCAAAACTAATATCAAACATATTAGTATCAACATTAATGCCTTTTTCTAATAGATATCTTTTAAACTCTTGATTAAGTTCTTCAATTAGTAGACCTTGTAAACGTTCACAGTAAGTATTAAAACGTAGTTCTTGAATATATGCAGTACCTACTCTACCATCATTGTAGGATGTTGCTCCATCATCAGCGCCTGTAGGGAGATAGCTGGAAGGTATTCGTAAGCCGCGTACGAGCTTATTAGTAAAATATCTAAGATCATCAATTTCTCCAAGATTAGTTCCTCCTGGCAATGTTTCCACTTTTGAGCCGCGGCCTTCTGCTGTTTGTGGGAAGAAGTAATCTTCGTTGATTGACAGTGGATTATAACTCGAGTCTATGACATTCTGACCGCCACCTGTCGCGGATGGGATACGTCTTTGATGTATTTCCGTTTTAACACGCTCCACAAATTGCATAGCAAGGTGTGATGGCATGTTGCCCACATCAACGTAGAATACTCTTCTTTCTGGAGCTCTTTGAACACGATATATAATAATCGCATCTTCAAGCAATTCTTTTTGTTTGTAAACTTTAAAAATTGTTTCTAATAATGAATTACCAAACGGAAAATTATTGTCTAAACCTTCTGATAAACTTAAATGTACAACATGCTTTGCATCAACAGCAACTTCTCCGTCGTCTAAAGTAAATCTACTTTTTCCAATGTTAGCAGTGCCGCCAACCATGCCAGTTGCTCCGCCTGTTGGAGTGTATGCTCCGCCTGTAGGTCCATTAATGTTTCCATTAGTTTGATGAGGAGTGGTAGCTACTAAATCTTTAAAGTTAAAGTTTACATTTTTAATAATGTATTGTTCAGGCGTCTTGCCTTCACTTTCGTTAACAATAATTCTAATAACATTAGCAGGATCAATATGAAACAGTTTTTTAGTTTCTGGATCTCTTAAGAAAAATTGATCTCCATATTTAAATGTATTTCGTAATACACGAAACATTCTTGTATCAAAATTTTGAAGTTTAGTCCATTGTTTTAAGTATTGACCAAGAATCTGTACTTCGGCATTTGTTGATTTTTTATTAAAATTAAATTTAAAGTTGGTTCCGTTAGAATCATTTTTTTGTGTACAAAATTCAGCAAGAATATCAAGTGCGGCATTAACTTCGCTGTCCATATCCATAGTATTGTATTGACCGTAACGTTCAACACGATTAGGAGTACCAACATAAACATCAGGTAAAAAAGAACTATAATTTGATCTTGCAGGGCCAGCTTGAGATCCGTTGTTTGAATTACTTAATACACTATATGAACCTGCTGGGTTATCGCTTGTTCCAACTGGTGTGAAATATTTTTTCCAACTCATCTTTTTATACCTGTCTCATTAAATTACCACTAAGTCCGCCTAACGACCTTAATTGTTTTGAGGCAATTTTGTGACCCTTCTCGGCAATTTGAGCCATTCTGTCGTTACTATTACTTATTAATTCTGCAACTTGTTGCAGTCCGTCTTGAGTTTGTGGTGAATTCATCATACCATTTATATCTGTACCTACCTTTTCAAAAGCAGTTTTTAATCCTGTAAATGACGCAGTTAGTTGTCTTCCTAAATCGTCACCTTGTACATTTTGCATTACACTACCTATAGCACTTGGTAATTGTTCTGTTAATTGCGCAATTTGTGGTCCTGCCGCACTAACCATATTACCTACACCTGTAGCAAGGTTCATTATTTGTTCTTCATTAAGAACTGCTTCTTTATTATGAAGCATTGTTAATGTTCCCTTACCAAAATCTTGCATCAGTGACCCAAATGCAGGTGTCCCTCCATTAAACGATGCTCCGTTCATATTAGCAACTGTCATATTTTGTACTACAAAATCTGAACCATCAATAAGAGCATCTAATGGTACTGCTGAAAGACCTGCCATAGACTGCTGGAAAAGGTCTTTATCAATTTGATTATTAGGATCATTTCCTTGGTTTAACTGATCTATAATATCAAAGGCAGCATCTCTAATCTGTGTCGAACTGCCTTGTGTTAGTCTGTCATTTACAACTTCAGTTATTGTTTTGCCTTCTGCCTCAGCTACTGCCATAAACTTTTCAGCCAGTATTGGTCCAATATCAGTTCCTAAAATATGCGCTAAATCTTTTGCTTCGCCTAATTGCATACCATTTCTTGGAGCATTTTTTAGATGATCAAGAATTTGTTGCATTGCTTGTTGAGTATTTTGTTGAACTTGAATATCATCTGGTGTAGTAGTTGGAGCTGTAGTATCTCCGCCAACAACTAAACTTGACGCGGCATTAAATACGTCTTCTGCACTTCGTGACTCGACATTTGCGGCTGCGCCTCCTCGATTCATTCCGCCTAATTGTTCTGCTAATGGTAGCATTGCATCACTAAGTTTTGTAAATGCTCCGTTTGGTCCAATTAGTTTATCATTAACAACAGCACCAAGATCTCTCAATGCTTTTTCACCGTTTATTACTGTTGACGTAATTCCGTCTCTATTTTCCTGTTCAGTTTGTGCGGCGGCATTTAACCTTCGTATTGCTTCTTCACGTGTAACATTTTCTCGTTGCATTAATCGTTGAACATTATCAGAATAAGTTCCTGCCCCTGTAATTATTTGTGCGGCCGCATCAGCTGTTGCATTTCCCATACCACCTAATGTTGCCATTTGTAAAAAGTTTGGATCTCGTACTCTTGCCGCAATAGCACTGTTAAAGCTGTCAATACTGTTGGTCATTCCTTCGATGCCTCCAGGACCTTGTGCGTAATTGACCATATTTTGTAAATCGTTAAATGCTGGTCCAAGTGCTACTGCCGCTTGTCTACCTTCTTCAGATACAACAGCACCTTTGGTGAATAGATCTTCTACAGCTGCCAATGCTCCAGGGCCGGCTTTTTCTGCTTCAGCAAGAGCTCTACGCATTTTATCAGCGGCTTCTTTGTTACCGCTTGCTTCAAGCATACGTATCTTAGCGTCAACTTGTCCTTTACGCATACGGTCTTGTATTTCTTTTTCCATCTCTTTGCGGTTTTTACCAGTAAGTTTTGCAATTTTATCCATTTCGGTACTCATTGCAATCATATTTTTTGCCGCAGTGCCGTTGCGCATTTCTTCTTCCGTGTATCGACGTCTGTTGCTTATCATGTATTCTGCTAAGTCTTCGTTAACTTCTTCAAACGTCATACCCATGTTTAGTAATGGTGTTGCAAGTCCTTGATCAAACATATTTTGACTTGCCATTGTAAACTGTTTAGCACCTTGCGTTACTGTGCCACCAAAGGCTGCAAATCCTTGAGTATTACTTGATACGATGCCAGCAAATTCGTCTAAAGTTAGTCTTGACTGTGCCGCTGAGTTTTTCATTTCTAATATGTTATTATTAAATGACGCACCACTTGTTGATAGTGTTCTAAATGTGTCAACGCCAGTTTCAGCAGCCTTAATAAGGGCACCGCCACCTTCAGTAACCATTTGTCCAAACATTTTTAGATTTTTGTTATCGCCAGCAAGCTCGCTACCAAATGCTCCTACAATGTTTGTTAATGAAGTGTACGAATCAGATATTCTGGCATTACTACCAAAAACAGTTGATCCAAATTTTGCAACTTCTTTAGTAGCAGTTAAAGAGGCGGCGGTAAAATCCATTTGATTTTTACCAGCTTCGTCGCCACTTTTACCAAGATTGTCAAGACCTTGTTGAACACCACTGAAGTCAAGATTAAGTCCTCTAAGGGTACTATCCTGTGCTACGTTTTCTAAGGCGTCTATTGCCTTTTGTGTAAGTTCCAAATCTAATCTCCAGCAATTTTAGTTTTATAAATAAAACTATATGAAAGTATTTATCGGAAAGAATAAACATGTCAGATAATCCATTACAGAAATATTTTAGACAACCTAAAATATATCTAAGTTTGCCTACTGGTGGTAAATTTTACCCGCCTGGGCTTATTAAAGGTGATCCATCTAATCTTCCAGTTTTTGGAATGACGGCTATGGACGAAATTGTTTTTAAAACTCCTGATGCTCTATTCAGTGGTGAAGCTACAGTTCAAGTAATTAAAAGTTGTATTCCGGCTATTGAGCAACCTTGGTTGATGCCGCAGTTAGATGTTGATGCTTGCTTAATTGCTATAAGAATTGCAACTTATGGGCAGACATTAGAAACAGCATTTACTTGTAAAGAATGCGGTGAAGATAATAAATTTGACCTTGATCTTTCTAAAACATTAGATTATTTTACTGATCTTAAATACGATGATAGTCTTATTGTTGGTCCTTTAATGGTAAAACTTAAACCATTAAACTATAGAGAAGTTACAGAATTAAATATGGACATATACAATTTACGTAAACAACTGTATAATTCTACGTCAACAAGCAATGATGATAAAGAATCCAGTAAAAAATTAAACGAAGTATACAAAAAAATTGCAGAATATACAGCATCTGGATATAAAAAATCTATTCAATCGGTTGAAACTGACGAAACGCAAGTTAACGATCCTACACAAATTGAAGAATGGCTTAAAGAAAGCGACAAAGAGTTTTTTGATAAAATTAAAGAACACTTAGAAAAACTTTCTAAGAAATGGACAATACAACCACAAACGTGTAATTGTGTAGAGTGTGAAGCTGAAAATACTGTTGCAGTAGGAATGGATAACTCAAATTTTTTCGTGAAAGTTTAATTCCACTCTCGGAGTCTGACATAATGGCTCAAGTTGAAAAACTTGAAGGTCAAACCAAACAAATCAAAGACGAGTGTTATAGAATAGCATGGCATATGCGTGGAGGAGTATCAGCTCATGAGCTCCTGTGGCGTTATTCGCAAGATGATAGAGAAATTTTAAATAAAATTATTATGGAACATATAGAGACAACTAATAAAACTGGAATGCCTCTAATTTAAAGATCTATTTTGTCAAGATCAACTTTACCAGAACTATCAAGATTTGGACCGTCATCAACATCAGTATTATTTCCAGAACTACTACTTGTAGAACTATCACCTGCAGAGTTTGAATTTCTATCTCTCATATTTGGATCTCGAGCCATTCTCTGAAGAATTTCTTGTTTAGTTGGTGCAGAATCAATATCTTCAGGTCTGTCACTTGCTTTATTTGTTCCAAATATTGCATCTTCTAAAGTTTCAAGCTCCCAAGTTATAACTTTTTCAAACAGTTGAGGACCATATTCTTGAATTGCCCAACCAGCAACAAAAATTGCGCCTTCTGTTAATACAAATATTAAAATTCTTAGTAGCCAGCCAACTCCAGGAATTAATAATAGACCATTTGACATTAGTCTAAATGCTCTTATAAACTTATAAAGTTGTCTTGCTTTTTTAGCTCTTTTAAGCTCTGCAACAAGTACTGTGGCAATTGCTGTTGCGGCAGCAATTCTCATAGGAAGTAAGACTCTATCAAATGCATCTTCAGCATACGGACTGCCTTGTGCTAACGGATGACCTGCTGGATACATCTCAGCCCAAAATTCTTGTAATGTTAACACATTGTCAGTATACACTCCCCACTGAGCTATAGCTTGACCAGTCATTAACAGGCCTTTCCAGCCGCCGCCTACGACTCTTTTTGTTAACAGTTTACTTCTTTGTAATGCTCTTTGAAATTTTGTTTTTATTTTAGGATCAGTCTTGGCTGCTTCCTTCATAACTTCTTTTGGAGTGCCAGTAATTTTTTTACCATCACTTGTAGTATACTGAAGTTTATTTCCTTGAACTTTTAATCTTGCATTATCAAGTTGTTTAGCAATATCTCTTGCTTTTTGTGCATTTCGTTCTGTGCCAACTACTTGACCAGACTGAGTACTAACAATATTCCAACCATTTTGACCAGCACGTACAGCTCTAAAGCCGTCATTTTCAAAGATTGTTGTTTCAAAAATTTCTGATGCAAACATTTAAATCATTCCTAAATTATATACAATGTATTTATGTTATTCGCTACGCGAATAAAGTTTTCGCTAACGCTCAAACTAAACACTTCGTTTGTATGATATAATTTATTTATGAAGATCATTATCACGTAAGTGATAATGTTTAAGCTTCATGTAGATTGTTTCAGTCAGACGGAACCACTTACGGTTCCATCTAATCTCAAAACTTCATGTGAGTTCGTCACAGCCGAGACTTGGAAGTAGGTATTTGTTATACTGCTACACAATGGGCTCTGACCTTTCCCAACCTACGTCGACATATGTAACATAAAGAGTGCATAAAACGCTTTTATGCTTTCTTTATAATACATTACCCGTTGCTTCGTTCCTGTGCATACGGTTTTTGTGTGTAATGTGCAGTTTTTCGACAGCCAACAATCAGTCTATGCCAATCAAACACCCTACTACCGGATGCCGCTCAGCATGTTACGTGTGCTCCTATACGGATGCTTTTTCCACAGCGGTATTTTTAAACTGGCCCGCTAACCTTATGTGTTGGATTGTTTTGCCTTAATGCTATGTTCTAATAGAGCTTGTTTTAATTTGTCTGATCCGCCAACTCTTACGTTAATAATACCGTTATAATAATCATCTGTTTCTAATACACGGCGGTCAAATTGCTCTCTTGCCTCAATGTAGG